ACATCCGGCATCGCCATGCTGATCAGTGCGATCCGCGGCGTGCCCATGATCAACACCGGTACGATACAGGTGCCCAGCATGGGCGAGCTGCAGGCGCAGGTCGGCGGTGCGGGCTACGCCCGCGGCACGCGCTCTGCCACACCCGGCTGGCGCTGGGTTGGCGAAAACGGGCCGGAGCTGATGCGCTTTGCGGGCGGCGAGGCGGTCTATACCGCCGAACAGTCCCGCGCCTTAATATCCGCGCAGGGCGGCGGAACTACTTTCGTAGACAACAGCCAGAACATCTTCAAAGTGGATGACATCGAAACGTATGTGGCCATCAAACGCATGCTTGAAAACGAGAAAATGACCGTCCGCATGGGCCTGGCGCGGCGGTAGAAAGAAGGCGTTGATACATGGGACAGTATACCGTATACTGCAACGGTTCGCAAAATCTGAAGAATCTGTCCGGCGGTGTGGGTGAGCTGCGCATCGACAACCTGGGTGCAGACAAGGCGGACTGGGGCTGGCTGTTTTTTGATAAGTCTCCGGTGCCTTCCGGCGAGGTCCTTGATTCCGCATCCGTACTTGCGGTGTACTGCCATGCGCCGTACCCCCTCAGCCTGATCCTTGGGCAAATTGCAGGCCCGAGCTGGAACGGCCCCGAATGGAAGATTACCTCCGGCGGGGTAAGGGGCGCTGGCAATCTCTCGTGCCAGATCGGCATTACGACCGAGAACCAGACAGGCGCTGCCCAATTTTGGGTGGACGGCTCGGACCATGTGCCCTATGCGACGATCCAGACCCATGCGGGCAAGATAACGCCATCCGGCTATTCCCCAGCCAACACGACAATCAAAAAAGGGTTTTACCACCGTTTTTCCTGGAATGTCACGGCGGAGAAACCCATCAACGGAACGCTCACCATAGCGTATTCGGACTTCAAGTATCGGGCAAAAGGCTCCGGCACATGGACTTCCGTCCGTGTGCCCGGCCCCAACACATACATCGACTTCGACACGGGGCTCGTTCCCAATGCCGCCGACCCCGGCATGGAATGGGAGGTCGTGGTCACGTCCAGTTCCGGCGCACAGGCAAGCGGCGGATATGCCACGGTGCAGTTCCAGAGCACGGCTGTCCGGCTGACAGATCTGATGCCATCCAGCCGGGCCACGACCTACAAAGGCTTTGCCGTCAATTTTTCTTGGAGCCTGAACTACACGAAGCCAGATGATCTGTCCGGCTCCATCCGGCAGGTATCGGCAAAGCTGCGCTGGAGGAAAAACGGTGCTCCGGCGTACACAGAATATGCCATCAACAATGCCACACAAGGCTATACGATTCCTGCGGGCGTGCTGCCCGCAGGGGATATTGATTGGCAGGTCGAGGTGACGGATACCAGCGGAGGAACCACTGCAAGCAGCTGGACCACTTTCAACAACAAAGAACTGCCTGTCGCGCCTGCGGACCTGTATCCGGCGGACGGCAGCCGCGTGCTGAAGCACCAGGTCAACCGCTTCGGCTGGTCTGTCACGGCAGAGGGAGCCGAGGATGCGCCCGGCGAGATCGTCCAGACTTCGGCCGTGCTGCGCTGGCGCACACAGGGGCAGCAGGACGTCAAGAGCGTCACCATCAGCGGTGCACAGACCTGGTACAACTTCCCGGCGAATACGTTCACCGCGGACGATATCGAGTGGCAGGTAGAGGTCACGACCAACACAGCCGCCACGGGCGTCAGCGAGTGGATACACGTCAACACGCAGGACGCGCTCTCCACGCCTGTATGTGTGTCTCCTGCGGGCGCTATCGTAGAGGATACGCAGGGCATCACTTTCGTGTGGCGGCATGTGATCTCCACCGGCACGACGCAAACGGCCTACGAGCTGCAGATCAGCTCCAACATGGGCGGACAGTACACCACACTCAGCACCGCAGAGACCGACGCCTCCAGCTTCGCAACACCCGCCGGACAGTTTGCACAAGGTACGCTCATGTGGCGTGTCCGCACCAAAAACGGCGATGGTGTGTGGGGTTCCTACAGCGCCGCAGCGACCATCATCATCCGCCGGGCTCCGGCCGTGCCGGTCATTGTATACACGGACACAAAACCGCGCCCCACCATCCGCTGGCAGTCTGCGGACCAGCAGGGCGTGCGCATCCAGATCGGGGACTATGATACAGGCTGGATGCACAGCACGGCCAAGGAGTTCCGCATGCCGTATTTCCTGCAGGATGGGACATATCCTGTGCAGCTTGCGATAAAGACAGTGTTCGGCGTGGAATCCGCTCCGGCCGTTGGCTCCATTACCGTTCTGAACGTTCCCGGACCAACTATTGAAGCCGCTTTCAATGCCCGTTTAAGCGCCATTGAAATATCCTGGGAAACGGACGCCGCATACGCCGAATACTTCATACTGCGTGACGGTGTCCCCATTGCGCGCTCAGCGGGCAGCGGGATCACAGACCGTCTGTGTACCGGAAAGCATGAGTATACTGTGCGCGGCGTCACGCCGGAGGGATACTACGGCGCCAGCGCGCCCGTCCACGCCTTTCTGGCAATCGAAAACGCTGTATTGGGGGCCGTTGAGGATGGCGCGCCCTGGCTGAAGCTGCGGCTGCGCCGGGGCGAACGCCCCGCACATGACGGAAGCTACAGCGCACAGGTGGACTACGTACACTACTACGGCCGTACAAAACCCGAGCCATATACTTGTGGCATGCAAGACGCCAGCCACGACTTCGCTTTCACGCTCCGGGACGCCGCACAGATGGATGCCCTGCGCGGCCTGCTGGGTTCTGCCGTAGTTTACAAAGACTGCTGGGGCGATGTTGTGATCGGGGTGCTTGGGAACATCCAGGCGGCCCATGGCCGCGCGCGGGATGTACAGTTCACCATCGTCGAGACGGATCACAGGCAGGAGATCAGCTATGAGTAATGTATCGGTGGAATACCTTGTGCTGCGGGATAACGTGGAGTATTCACGGCTTACCGCATTCAAAGGCGACGGTGCGGCCATTTCGGTGACGGCGGACGCCGCCGTAAAATGGGCGCTCAGCGGGAAGTTTGCACAAAACCGTGCCGTCAACTACCTCACGGACGTGATCCAGCCGGTGCTCACCATCGACGGCGTGCGCCAGCCGCTCGGCAAGTATATCCCTACCGATGCATACACGGAACACGACGGCATGCGGCCTGTGGTGAGCCTTACAGCCTATGACCTGACCTATCTTGCCATGTCCTCGAAGATAGAGACGCGGCTGCATCTGGCAAAGGGTACGCTGTACACGGTAGCCATCCAGGCACTGCTGGTCGAATCCGGCATCACGGATTTTTTCGTGGAGGCAAACACCGCCACGCTGCAGGCGGACCGGGAGGACTGGGAGCCGGGCACAGACCGTCTCACGATCATCAACGCCCTGGCGGCGGAGATCAACTACAACAGCATCTGGATGGACGGCGGCGGCACAGTACACTGCAGTGCGTTCCGCATGCCGTCCGCGGATGCGATATCCGTGACGTACCGGGATGGAGAGTATTCCATCCAATATCCCGAATGGAGTGAAACCGTGGACATGTTCGATCATCCGAATGTATTCATCGTGGAGGTGGACAACCCGGACCTTGATTCGTCCATGCGGGCCGTATCGGTCAACGACAGACCGGACAGCATTTTTTCCATCGTGAACCTGGGACGGCGGGTCGTGTCCTATGAGAAGCTGGACAACATTGCATCTCAGGCGGAGCTGCAGGCGTATGCGGACAACAAGCGGTTTAAAAGCCTGCAGTCCACGGAGACCCGTACGTTTTACACCGGCCCCAGCGGGCGGCACGCTGTTTTTGACCTGGTGGAGCTGGTGCGGGATGGTGAGAGCACGCTGTACGAAGAGACAGGCTGGCGGTTGGAGCTGGAACAGCCGTACAAAATGACCCATACGGGAAAGAGAGTGGTGTATCTATGATCCTGGAGACGTATCAGGAGCAGCAAGCCATCGTGCAGCCGGACCCGCCCGGCCAGTCCTTCGCCACGGTGGGTACTGTATACGAGGACGGCATCGCGCTCATCTTCAACGGGGCGGAAACGGAAAGTCTGAAGCATTACAAGTGCAACACGGCCGTGCGGTTCGCTGCCGGCCAGCGTGTGCGGATCATTGAGGACAGCGGCACCTATGTGGTGGAGTATCCGGTGGGCGCTCCTGCGCAGAGCATCTACGCGGACAGCGCCGCACGGGCCGCCTATGCATCCGAGGCGGGATATGCGGAATCCGCTGGAAAAGCAGCGACGGCCACAAAAGCAGACACCGCCGCCAGCGCTGGTTCAGCGGATACCGCGAAAAGCGCAGAGACTGCTGAGACGGCGAAGACGGCAAAAAGTGCGGAAACTGCGGCTCAAGCTGAGAATGCAGCCGCAGCTGAAACGGCTAAAAACGCAGATTTTGCAACACGGGCCGGACAGGTGGACAACCTTGCGGGAAACTATGCGGACCTTGTGTTTTCCTACAGCACCTAGGGAACTTTGCTTGTCCGGACTACAAGGGACAGCCAATGGACCAAACTCACCGGCTCCGTTGTCTAATCAATTTCTTGGAGGTTCTTATGGCTATTTCGATTGAATTCAAAGACAAATATGTGTACTTTGGGCCAGAGGCCGGCCTGCATACACAAGGCGAAGCACGCGCGGAGGTCTACGACGTTACCGGCCCGCGCTATCACGACGGGCACGACCTGTCCGCGATGACCTGGTATGTGCGGGCTGGTAATCCGGACTATATGACGATCATCAACAAGCAGCTGAGGGTTTCCGTAGATCCCGACAATGAGGGGCAGATTATTATTACCTGGCCTGTGGAGGCGGATTTCACTGCGTATGCCGGACAGTTGGATGTGCAGTTTGTGGCCAAGTCCTCCACAGGTGAAGAGATCATCAAACTGCAGTCCAACGGCTTGCAGCTTGCCGCCAGCGTAGAGGGTACGGTGATACCACCCAGGAACATGTTTGAGGCGGCGGTGGAACAGATCGAGCAACTGGCGGATGATGCGGCAAACGCCGCCGCGCAGAGCAAGCTGGAGGCGGACCGGGCCGAAGATTCACAGAAGGCTGCCGCACAGAGCGCACAGCAGGCACAAAAATCTGTCCAGGATATGCAGCAGAGCGTGAAAGATGCCGCAGAGCTTGTGAAACAGATCGAGGGCGACGCCGAATCAGCTGCCGCCAGTGCTTCCGATGCTGCCGAAAACGCATCTATTTCCAAGGACTGGGCTGCTGGGAAACCCGTTACATACAGCGGTACCCCCGTCTCCATCGCCTACGCGGGAGCGCAGCGCATTGACTCTCTTACCCTCTACGGTGAAAACGCACAGGGCGGCACAACAGAGGCCCCCATGGCGCTCACGGGTGTGGATAGCGTATTTGTGGGCGGACGGAATTTGCTACCGAAAGCGACGAAAACACAAACGATCTACGGCGTGACCTTTACGCCTAATCCCGACGGCAGCGTTTCTGTGTCTGGTACTTGCGCTGGTGGTATAGCAACTTATAATTATGCGGACAATCTCATTCCCATCTCGCCCAATCAAGTGGTGTGTCTATCTGGAGCGTCGCAGCTGGTGAAAGTTGTTATCAACGAAAAAACACCCAGTGGAGCGTTTGTGCGCAATGTGCTTGTTGATAGAGGACAAGGGATATCTGGAACTCTCACTAAGCAGAAAGAGGAGAATATCCTTTATGCTACACTGCAAGTCCAGATCGGAGATACCCCTAATCTGACTATTTACCCCATGCTCAATCTCGGCAACACAGCCATGCCATACGAGCCCTATCAAGGCAGCGTGACACCTCTTCCTATCCCGCGCCCGCTGCGGCGTGTAGGAGATGTGCAGGATGTGTGCCGGACGCGGGTTAAGAGTATCTATGATAAGCGGATTGTGCTGGATGGGACGGAGAGTTGGTATTGGTATAGTGATAATTCCTATATTTTCGCATCCAATTTTCTGGCTGATAACAAGTATGGTGTAGCGCCGGGATGTAGTCACTACCAAGGCTCTCCTAGGCATGCGCCTAACGAAAATCAGGTGATAATCAATAGCAACGGCACAATTGCGATAAAAGACCCGGCTTGGAAAAATGCGGAGGATGCAAAAGCCTACCTTGCCGCCCAAAAATCAGCGGGTACACCTGTTACCGTCTACTATCAAAGCACCGCCTACGACGGCACCAACGGTTTGGACGTGTGCTTGACGGAGTACCAGACGGTGTTTGCGGAGCTGGATGGGACGGAAAGCCAGTTTACGTATGCAGCAACCGAAACAAAGGGTTTAGTTGTAGGGCTTGCCGATGATTTGGAGATCGGCTTTCTTATGCTTTGTTCGCATGGCGTCTATTCCTCGACAGGCACAGAAAGCATACGCGTTTGGCGCTTATCTTCCGGAAAAGTAGGAATCTATTTGCCTGAAAGCTTGGTAACGCCGTATGGATATGAAGGTACAGTAACCACAGTTAAGTCCGCCGCTGCCGGATATTTCGCCGCCCAAAAAGAAGCCGGCACACCCGTCCAAATAGCCTACCAGCTCGCCACCCCAGAAACCTACGCTACGGACCCGATCGACTTCGACAACGCCGCTGGGCCCCTTCACGTTATATCCGGCGGTGAGCTTGAGGTACGGATGACGGAGCTGGTTGGGACGCGCAGCGACGTGTCAAATAACACCGTAGCATTCACCGAAACGGCACAGGATGCGGATATTGCCAGCGGGGAAAAGCTGTCCGTGCTGTTCGGGAAGATTAAGAAGCGGTTTTCGGCGATGCTAACCGCGATTGCAGACCGGTACACAAAAGCTGAGGCGGAGGCACGGTTTATGCCGAACCCGAACCTGCTGGACAACAGCGATTATAAAATTGCTCAGGCTGGGTACAACGGCGCACACGGCAGCACAGGATACTTGTGCGACCGATGGAGTAAATACATTGTTACGGGCAGCATGACAGATGATGGGATGCTGCTCACGCCGTCAGGGGCCGGCGCATGGATTATACAGTACAAGTTGTTAACGGATACAGGACTGTCGGAGGGCGACACGGTGACCTTGACTGTCAGGGTTAACGGTACAGTATACAGTGGGTCTGCAACCTTGCAAATCAAATCTGCGGCGGTAGACGCGGACAGTATGGTTGATACGGATGATATTCGCGCTGCTGCATTCATCCCGGCAGGGAATACAGACCAAATCGCGGTGTATATCGTCATAAAGCAGACTTGCACGCTTACATGGACGAAGCTGGAAAAAGGCAGCGTGGCAACGCCGTATGTGCCGAAGGGATACGGGGCGGAGCTGGCGGAGTGCATGAGATACTATCAAAAATCGGAAGATGATCTCTACGCGGTGCCGTATGGCGGGAAATCATATATTGTGCATGAGTTCGGCGTTCCGATGCGGGTAGCACCTACCGTAACGCTTGGATACTCGCCCGAGAGCCGCGAAGACCAGACTGCATCTATTTATGGATTCACAGTCAAGTTTTCAGGGTCAAGCGGTTTACTCGATAGCTGGACAGCTTCAGCCGACCTGTAATATAAAGGAGCATCAACATGGAAGAACAATATACAGTATACATCCGCACGGATGCGGCCGGGCGCATCGTGGAGATAAACAGCAGCGCGTTTCTGGCCGACACGGCGGGTTGGACGGCTATTGATGAAGGGTATGGCGACAAGTACCACCACGCGCAAGGCAATTACTTTGCATTGCCGCTGTACGGGCCGGATGGCTGCGCGAACTACAAGCTGGCAAACGGTACGCCCGCCCTACGCACAGAGGCGGAGAAGACGGCAGAGATCGCTGCGCGGCCTGCGCCGGAGCCGACACAGCTTGACCGTGTGGAGGCGCAGATTGCCTACACTGCCATGATAACGGACACGATGCTGGAGGGTTAAGCATGTACGACAACATTAAAAAGTGGTACGACATGGGCCTGTGGAGCGCCGCGCAGGTGCGGCAGGCCGTCCTTAAAGGCGTTATTTCCGAAGCGCAGTACAAAGAAATTGTTGGGGAGGCGGAAAGCGCATGATGATTTTTAAGGGGCGCAACCGTGTAACCTCCGGCTTTCGGCTGTCGGCGCGCCCGAACCACAACGGCATCGACATCGTGGGGGACGATGATAAAACAGTGCACGCCGTCGCGGGCGGCACGGTGGGGTTTGCGGGCATTGTGCCCAAAAGCGCGGGCGGCCTGACGTGGCAGTGGGGCTATTATGTGCGCATCGACGGCAATGACGGACGCAAGTATTACTACTGCCATTTGGCAGCCGGCAGTTTGCTGGTGCGCGTGGGCCAGCGCGTGCAGGCGGGAACGGCGCTTGGCACGATGGGAAACACCGGGTACAGCTTCGGCGCGCACACGCATTTTGAAGTGCGCAACGCCTATGGCACACCGATAGACCCGGCAGGCTATGCAGGCGTGCGGAACGCGGTTGGCACTTATACGGATACAACGGACAAGGAGGACGACATGAAATTTTTGAAGGTGACAAGCGGCAAATGCGAGGTGTTCACCGCGCCCAATGTGAATGCGGTGGACAAGCACTATAACGGCGGAAAGCTGACCGAGGGCGTGTGCTACCCGGTGCAGGCCGAGGTGGGCAGCTCCGGCGGGTACAGCTGGGTTCGCATCTTCGTGGCGGGAGTGCAGCGTTACGCCGTGGTGCTGGCCGACCGCTGCCAGCTTGTGACGCTTTCCCCGGGCGACGCGTTCACGGCCTGCGTGGCGCAGGGAGGCGCGGGCGGCGGCACAGAGGAGCTTAAAGCGCAGCTTGAAGCAGCGAACTCCCGCGCGGATGCTGAGGCCCGCCGCGCGGATGAAGCGGACAAGCGCGCCAACGCAGCCGAACAGCGCGCGGATGCTTCGGACAAAAAGCTCTTGGATATTAAGGCGTATGTTGCAGGCGTCTAACATCGGCTGTGTTCTTTCATTTCTGTGTATGTTTTTTCATTAAGGAGGACATTTTTATGCAGGCTTTTCTTCTTATCCTGTCTCTTGCAATCATCGTCGAGGCTCTGGTCCAATACGCTAAGACCATCATTACGATGCTTGAGAACAAACAGTACAAAACCTTCGGAACGCAGTTGGCTGCTATCCTCATTGCAGTTTTTATCTGCTTCGCTGCTGGGGCTGATATCTTTGCCCTTATGGGCATTTCTTTCTCCGTTCACTGGCTGGGTACTCTGCTCACGGGGATCGTCATTTCCCGCGGTTCAAACTATGCAAGCGACCTCATCAAAAGGCTCCAAAACCCGGACATCGGGGAGATTGTTCTGGAGGACATCGTTGAAGCAGCAGATCCCGCAAACAAAGCTGCGGTACACATCAGCGGCGTGCCTCCGAATGCATGACAAAAGGGTGCAATGAAAGCGCTGTATGCTGCCTCATTCGCACCCGTAAACAGCTGTTTTTACACACTTTAAAAGGGCGTTTACATGGGCTTTTTAACCCGTTGTAAACGCCCTTTTCTTTTTGCCTTTTTGTTGCATTTTTGCAACATGCTTTTCTCATTCTTTCTGAAAACTTTTCTCATTCTTTTTGAAAAGCAACAGCTACTCGATATGCCAAAACTACAACATCTTTTCTAGCAGCTGTGAAATTCGTTGCATTGCTATTTGGTGTACTGTTTTGACTTGATCTTGTGTAGACACTATTTAGAATTGTTGTCTGGCAGCTTCATTCGAATAGAGAACTGGGTGCCGTCAAGAGTTGGACCTGTTAACAAAAGTAAAACTGGGCCGAGGGAACACCGCCTCAGCCCAAATAAATTGGATTTTTAGCTTATTGAGGATGGCCTTAACCATCCGTTTCAGGTTTAAGGCCATGACAGCCAGGAGGCATTCCTCGGTTGCTTCCAGAATGCCCCTCTTACGGATTTTTGAAATACAGTGTTCCCGTTTTAGAACAGCGAAGCTGCCCTCTGCCCAGATTTTTCGCAGCCGCATCATGGAATAAAACGCAGGCGTTCCCACACGCTGGTGCCCTCTGTAAAACGCAGGATAACAGCTGCTGGCCAGGATCCTGCGCCGAATACCGGACTTGTCAAAACACGTCGGGCGGTTGGGACAATGTACGCAGGTATTGCCCTCTGTTTGATAACAGCGCAGATACTTGCCGGTGGATTTGTTACAGTTCAGTCTGTGGTAAGTAAGGGACATTCCTTTCGGGCCAATAAATGCATCTCGCTCCAGGTCGTAAGAAAAGCCGTACCTTTCAGGAGGATTGGAGAACTGAATTGCGGGGATATGGCCAGTAATCCCCAGCAGCTCCAAACCACGATGAACAGCGCCGGTTTCATAGCCACGATCCAGCGCTATGTTTTTCATGGGAACACCAAGCTTTATTTGTCTTTCCAGATGGCGCAACACTTGAGTGCTTTCCTTCTCATTTGCGCTGTACACATCAACTCCGGTCACAATGCCGTGTTTGCAATCTACGGTTGACTCCATCAGATACCCAACACCACGTTTGTTTCCGTGGTTGATATAGCCGCTGTCAGGATCGGTTCGGCTGGTAGTACGATGTTTCTTTACAATTTTTACCGGTGGCTTTTTGAACCCTGGTTGCTGAGCGAGTTCTTCATCCAAACAATCCAGATAGCTTTGCATACTTTGCTCAACTTCGACTTCTACATCGACCCAGCTTTCTCGGGACACATTGGCCGGGATATAGCTTCCATCTGTAACCATCGCTTTCCCGTCTATCAGACCACTTGTAATACACTGCTTTATAATTTCTTGAAAAACTTTTTGGAAAAGATTGCTTTCCTGCCATTTGCGAGTTCTGGTTTTGCTAAAGGTGGAGTGATCCGGAATTGCCTCATCCAGGTCAAAACCGCAGAACCAACGGTAAGCGAGATTGAGCTGCACTTCCTCCTCCAACCGACGTTCTGATTTGATGCCATACAAATAGCCCACCAGAAGCATTTTGAACATACAGACAGGATCTACAGATGGACGTCCAATAGAGGGATAGTAAGGTGCAACTAAGTCGTATATGAACTCGAAAGATATGACCCGGTCGATTTTCCGCAATAAATGGTTCTCCGGAATCATGGATTCCATATCTACGAAAACCATTGCCGTTTGCCCATTTCGTCGTCCCATCATGTTCTATCCCTCCTAATATGGTTGTTTTACCATAGAGAAGTTTCTGATGCTACTTTGTCAACAGGTCCCTGTAACCACATACACATGGCGTTGATACTCTATCTCTCCCATCACCGTTTTTAGTACTGTTCGACGATATCCCTTATCCCTGTACTTGCTTTTATCCCGGTGCTCTGCCAGCTTCTGGTCTGCCGCTTCAATCGCTTTGCTCAGGAGCTGTCGTCCAAACGCCATTGCTTCGCTGTAAACCCTCCGTTCCGGTTCTCCTATATCCAGCCATTCTCCCTTATATTCGAAAATCCCCTTGCTTTCTCTCACGGTCTTTGATACCATTTCTTCAGCGCCTCATCTTTGTATCTGTTTTTCCCACTTGCATTTTACAAAGATTGTTGCGCCCGGTGCCCCCATACCCGATTTGCCGGACAGAAAAACAATCTGTATAATGGAAAGGGGTAATGAAAAATGTCAACCAAAGA